TCAACTTCGGCAAAGCAATAGGCGACATAATTAACACCAGAGCCGTTCACCTGAGCGTCCGTGTTGACTGTAAACACGCTGCTGGTTGCATCAGTATTGTTCCAATACACACTACTAGCAAGAATAGGAGATGTTTCGTTTAGCTTGAGTCGATACTGACCGCCGTATCCCATCGAAGTTCCGGGATAGACGCCCCAACTATCTTGGTTGGTGAGACCCTTAATCGCAATAAATTGCGGCTCTGCGCCAAGACCATGACCGACAGTTGCTGCGCTGCCAGTCCCAGTGTAGGTCACAACGCTGAATTTAGCTGTCTGATTAACCGACACTGTAGACGTGATAGAGCCATCGGTATTCGATGCAGTGCCGTTCCCGGCTAACCATTGCCATGCTGCGTAGGTGTGGCCGGAGGCGTTGGTGTAAAAACCATCCTGCGAACCCGCAGTTCCTTTGTTTACGATAAAACCATTAGCCGTTGACGCCTGTACGAAACCGCGCTGTATAGCAGTTGTAAGCGTATCGCCAAGGCCTTCACGGTCAGTAGCGTTAGAGGCTAACACCTTTACGTCAGCGGCTGTTGCTGGTGATGCGCCAGTGTAGCCACGCACTGCGTCGTTAACATTATGTGCATATGCATTGGACCGGTTTTTAATCCAGACAAGATCGGGGTTGAATGTCGAGTTCTCAGACTGAGTGATAGTCTGCGTTGCGTTGCCGTCGCCTGTGTACAGCGTCGTCTGGAAGTACGCCGAGCCGTCCTTGATCGTCGGCTCAGGCAGGTTCGCGGTGGACAGGGCTGAGAAGCCGGTGGGCGGGGTATAGGTAAGTCCGCCGGTTTGTCCAAAGTTGGCGATGATTTGGCTAACGCCTGTGCCGTAATCGACAGAAAAGGCAGGGGCATATGTGCCCGACAGGCCGGAGTATGCCTCGCCGGTTCCTGCCGCAGGATCACCAGAGTTCTGGAACGTACCATTAAGCGACCACCAGATTTTGCCGTTATCTAGATCAAGGGCAACACCGATAATGTCCCCGGCTGTCCACGAACTTCCATACGCAGATGCAACATTATTGTTCCGTTTCTGACCATCCGCCCCGAAACCATATCCAGTAGGATCAACGGTAAAAAAAGTTCCCCCGGTTCCGCTATCAATTCTCCACTGAGGCGAAACAACACCTACGTTTTCTCGCGCAATTCCCGACTGTCCCAGAATGTCAGCTTCGATTTCCCAGTACCATTTTCCGCTGCTGACGGCGAAGGTTGCACGAGCGTCTACCGCTGTTCCTGTATTGTTGTTCGTAAATTTTAAGTTGCCGTCACTGAGCGGGGCAGAAGCGCCAGACTGTCGATCAATCGGGCTGATCACTGGATAGTTATCAGTCGGCGTATCAATGACCTGATCGTCGCTGGTCAACCCTGACGACGTGAAATCATTCCCGTTGCCGGAGTAATCAGCGCCGAGATCAGCGGAGTCAGCGCCTGTAATATAGAAGCCGTTGGTGCCATATGTCCCGGCATATGCCTTCGGAATCCAGACGCCGCCCACCGAGTCGTATTCGCCGAAGGACGTGGGGTCAGAAACGATATTGTCTAACTTGACAACTTCAGCAAGATAACCATCGGTAAACGCCACTGAGTTACCTGCCGCCATAAGCGTAAACAGCGTACTAGCTTTATTAAAGTCGGTAGCCCCTGCGCTTCCCGTGCCGCTAATCAGGCTGACGTTGTTTTGCCACAGGTTATAAGCTCCGGTCGAAGCATTGTAGTTGGCAACGAAATGATACCAAGCTGACGGGTCTCGGAAAACCGCCGTCGTTGTGTTGTCGATTCCCCGGCTAAAAATACGAAAGCGAAGTGTTTCGCTTGTTTCAAACCGAATGTAATCAGGGTTGCCGTTAGCGCCATTTACGATAAACATTTCAGAGGCATCAATCTTGCCTCGTTTTAGCCAAAACGAAATTGTCCAGCTATCCCCATCCGGTGTGACCTGAGTCTGCTGTAGCTTAGAACTCGTCGTTTTATCAAACCGGATCGACTGGTCGATGGTGTACCCTGCCGCCGTCCCGGAAGCACCTGCAAGAATGTCGTTCTGAAATACCATCTAGTTCGTCCAAGTGTTTCCGGACCCGGCAGCCACCGTAGTCCATGTTTCGCCTGATGCGTCGGTAACCGTAGTCCAGACCTCCGGTTCCCCGCGAGGGACGACAATCCAGACCGGATATTGTCCGAGTATTATATCAGCAGAAACGCCGGTCACAACAACTACTGCCTCCCCGGTAACCGTCACAGTCCCCTTGTCGATGGTGGCAGACAGACCTGTCAGAACAACCGAGGCTTTTGCATCGACAACCGGAGTTCCGGCCAGTGCATCCAGCGATTCTCCGGTAAGCTGAATCGTTACGTTGATGACAACGGTCGGAGTTCCCTCGTCAATGTCCAGCCCAAGTCCTGTCAGATCAATGACAGACTGGCCGCTGATCGTCAGCGTACCGATAGCTGCATCAAGGGATAGTCCGGTAATCGTGACGGCTGCCTCATTCTCCTGTGTCGAGAACGGAAGTTCTGAGACAGCCGACATTCCAAACATTATTATTCCTCAGTTTTCAGGGAGTCAGTCAGCATCCTGACAAAGGCAGATTTACCTACTTCTAGCTGATCAAGGTTGAATCGGGCAGAAGCAAGTTTACGGTCAAGGTCTGCAATATGGTTGACCATAATCTGCTGTTCCGGGGTCATATCCTCGTACTGATATTCAACATCATCAATGAGGATGGGGGTCTTTTCATTTTTTCCCATCATCGTCTCCATGCGGCAGTGTTACGAACTCCACGGGGTGCCGCTGCCCTCCGTCGGGTTCTCGATAAGATTAAGCTGGGCTGCAACATTTGCCTCGATAGATGCAACCTCTTCCGCGCCTAGTGCATCCTTCGTCCACTGAAGTGCCTGTGCCTCGGTAATGTCGGCATACGGGGTAAAGTTCGAGAGGTCGTCCGTCGGGATACCGACAGAGCCGTAGACCCGCGCCTGATTACCGGAGGTATCCGAATCAATGCACTGCCAGTGCGAGTTGTTTACAACATCTGTATGTCCGTCTTCAGACAGGGCGTAGTCAAGCTGAACAATAGACCAAATGGCAGCCATGGGATTCTCCTTAACTTATGTTCAACGATGCAACAGCATGAATGGCTGTAGATGTATATACCACGTAATCAATACGGTCCACAGCAGAAACAGCAGTCGAGAGTGTCGGGGCAGTACCCCCGGCAAACTTCCAGTAGCTGCCGAACGACAAGGTACGACCACCTGTTGCATCCTGCACGACAAAGATAGAACCTGTCTGGCCCGGATCAATATTAGACGGATTGGCAAGTGTCCGGTTACCACCAAGAGTTACTGCAAAGTTCTGGGCTGTGTCGAAATCAGATGTAATTGACGTTGCATCTGTCAGGCTGGTAATTATTGCACGGGCTGACTTGGTAATTTCAAGTTGCTTGGCAGGAGCCGTTGTACCAATACCGACATTGCCGCTGCTGTCGATACGCATACGTTCAGCCATAGAAAGAGCCGAACCAGCAGCACCATTAGGCGGTGCAGTTTGTATAGCTAGTACACCGCCAGTATTTCTGAGTACCCAGCCACCCTGAGAAGCTACAGAGTTTTTCCAACCCGCATTGTAGTAAGCACCCCCAGCAAAATAATCGCCATCGCTGCTTACTACGACACCGCCGCTATCAACATTAAATTTTGCAAGAGGTGACGAAGTACCAATACCAACATTGCCGCTGCTGTTGATACGCATCTTTTCGCTGTTAGCAATGTTCCAACGGTGAGCCGTAGCACCAGAAGCGTTATTGTTTATAACGTAATCATCAGAAACCCACCCATTTGCATCAGTACGTGTTTGAATGAGTAATCCATCGTCGTGGTAAAACGAAATGTATCTGTTGCTGGTGCTAGATGATGAGCCATCAGCAATGTAAATGCTGCCAGTACCACTGGAATTTACTGTCAATGTCCCATAAGGAGAACTTGTACCAATACCGACGGTGCCGCTACTAGTAACTACAAGATCAACATTAGTCGTCGGCGTTGCGCCACGCCCAATGTAGAAGTAATCAGATGATGGATGTTTACCCGCATGGAACCACGATCCAGTTCCGTTTCTGTATGTAAAGGCTGGGAAAGTTCCGCCAAGTGCTGCAACAACATCTGTTGTGCCGCCTGTTGCAATGTCTAACTTTCCGTCAGGCGATGAAGTACCAATACCAACATTGCCGCTGCTGTCGATACGCATCTTCTCAGAACCTTCAATTTGAAGGCTTAAGAAGGTGGAACCTCCCGAAGTATTTAAAACACTGCCGCCATAACCTGCACTATACCGCCCAACATACATATAGGAAGAATTGTCTGGAGTATTTCTAATACTACCAGCAACATCTAATTTTACGGCAGGAGAATTTGTACCAATACCGACGTTACCCGTGCCGGTAATACGCATACGTTCAGTTTCATCTGTGCCAAGTATTAAGGCTCGACTAGCTGAGTTTGTGTATAGGTTTGCTCCAGAACTATTTAACGCAATACCAAAACCAAAGCCGTTACCATCTAGTGATAACTGACCATCAGCAGTTCCGGTCATGTCAATGTCAGTGTTTGCACCAGTTAAATAAATTCTTGCGTCTGTTCCTTGAATTGTTAATTTCTGAGATGGAGACGCCGTCCCAATACCGACATTGCCGCTGCTGTCGATACGCATACGCTCGGCAGCATTTGCTCTAAAACTCATCGCGTCGGTAGCGTGAGAATAGATAATACCACCAGCATCTCCGTCTGCGGAGTCACCAAAGTAGATTGCAGACGAAGAACTGCTTCCCGAACCAAATTGGAGGTAGTTGTCTCCGCTTGAATCCATAAAAACATCCGTGCCAGAAAACGGAGTTAGACCAGAAGAGCCGTCCGACACTGTAAGGCGAGAAGCGGGACTGCTGGTGCCAATACCGACGTTGCCAGAACCATCAGCATAGATAGCTTTGTCGGATGGATAGGTAACAAAGACGTCTTTCGTCCCAGCCGAAAAGTTTACAGCCGCGTCAGAGTTAGTTGACTCAAGGATCGTATCGCGTGACAGCAGGGTACCGGCGGCGGTGTACGTCCCGAGACCTACTTCCCACTCATCTGCCGTCTGATGAACGATGGCGTAATACGTCGTATTCGCATTCCCGACTGCGGCCCCAAAAGTCTGAAAACCGGAGACTGCCCCGCCAAGAGTTACAGAGCCGGTACCGGTCGTTGTCGTCTGTTCTTTGACACGATCTTTGACGACCAAAGCCATCTTTTACTCCTACGAGGACTTGATGCGGATAATTGCCGTGGCAGCAGCAGCAGCCGGGAACTGGATGGTGAAGTCACCGTTCGACGAAGACTTGTCAGCCCCGAAGTCAAAGACGGCAACAGCCTTGTTCGCATTCGTCGAGTTATAAATCAGTGCACCCCGGGCCGTGATCGTCGCCGCCGTAACTACCGCATCCGTAATTGAGACGACAGCCACGGACGAATCGACCGTGACGTCAACGCCGGTCAGGGTGACGCCACCGGCAGAATACCCGGTCCCAACGACTTCCTGCGAGGTCGTGTACGCCGTCGTCCCATCAGACAGCGAGGCAGCCGACGTGTACAGGGCAAGTTTCAGGGCATCCGTATCAAGATCGTGTTCGCCCAGCAAAATTTCTTTCTTGAAGCTGATGCAAATACCAGACGTGATAGCCATCAGGGGCCTCCGTTAATCGTGTTGGCGTTGTTAGCCTGTTGATTGTGCGGTTCCAGATCGTCACGCCGGGCACGACGGGCACGGTTCCGAAGTAGTTCAATTTCCTTAGTGTAGAGGTCAGCCCACATCTTAACAATGTCGAAGTTCTTGTTGAACAGTTCTGCCTCCACCATCGACGCATAGAAGAGGGCATTCGGTGTCTGGGACGTGTAGTAGTTCGTTGGGGTCGCCGAGGTCAGGGCCGTCGGGGGGACGACAAAAGCCAGTTCGACCGGGAACGCCGAGACAGGTGTCGGGGCAATGATGGCCGTCGTATCGTCCCAGAGGGCGTAGTACTTCGGGGTCCCGACCGACGCACGGATAGGCCAGTAGTCGGCGATGAAATCAACGTCACGCTGGAGCAGATTGATCCGGGTCCCGTTCGCCGTGATGTTCATCGAGTGGACGACGGTAAATCCGACAGGGAGGGTGACAAAGGGGTCTGACGCTACGACCTGCGAGTACTGATGGCTGGTCAGCCCGGCATCGTCAAGGTCGAGCGTCAGACGTGCCTCGGCCCGGCTGATGAACTGGTTGATCTGGTCCGCAAACTCCTGACCGTCGTTCTCCGTCGAGGCAATGATGTTAGCCCGAAGCTGTGAATATGTAAGTGCCATGGCTAATCTACCTGTCCGTTATGATACGCCGGGGATGACATATCCGGTGTCCACGACGAATCAGTTGCAGACGTATCCGCCGTCGTATCAGGACGCGGATGGTCGAGAGATGGGTCGTCAGTCGTCACCAGATTTGACATATTCTGCGGATGATTCACCCTGTTGTACGCCCCATCATAACACTCTGGGCAGACCCATACACCTACCTCGACCTCGTTCCGGAGTTCGATATACTTGCACCGGAATCCACACCGGTCACAGATAGCATTTGATCTACGTCCTGTTGCCATCAGAGGTAACCAAGTCGGGGCAGAATCTTCATGGACGTCCGCTGCCGGTCTTCCTCAAGGGCAAAGTTGAAGGACTCCTCGTACTCCTGCTTCAGAAGGGTAATTCGTCCCGGGTCAATCCCCGGACGGCGGGTGGACATCTTGTACGCCAGACCGTCGATCAGCGGGGGGAGGAAACGGAACGGGATGTCGGCAGTCTCGACAGCAGACTTAGAGACTGTCTGGACCCGGGTCATTGCCAGAAGATTCATGGTGTAGCTATTGTCCGGGGTCGGCCAGACATACATGGTGACCCGGTCTTTCCCCCGGAGGAAGGCAAACTGTGTCGGACGGCCAGTCTGCGTCTTGTCAGGCAGCTTCATATAGTCCTGATAGGTAATCCGGTTGATCTCCAGATCGTTCGAATCTACGTTAATCGTAGTCTGAATGCTGTCGATGATGTCGGTGTCGAGGCTGTAGCTCGTCTGGCCGGAGGAGAGGAACACCTCAGAATCCTCCAGCTTCCAGAGCAGAACGCCCCGGTTCTGCCATTCGGTCATCAGCAGGTTCAGGCAGATACGGGCCGACCGGGCCTCCTCCCCGCTGATTGGCTGACCACCAATCTTCTCGAAAGCCTGTTCGATGATGTCGTCGATAGGTAGATCAAAGTTTGTAAGACCAGAACTTGCCATGCCGGTATCTCTTTCTGAAGGTCCTCAAATTATAGGCGGCTGATGACTGGTACGAAAGATGGTTAGGAGGACCGTTCCTCGACGCACTCTGCCGATGAGACAAGACCGCCGGTTGACATGACTTGGGCGACAAATACCTGACCATACATCTGACAAGTCATCTTGTCGGGAAAGTCGTGGACAGTAGACTCGACGACCAGCGACCCTGTCATAAAAGTTACCAGAAAGACCCAGACACTCATCGCCTGTACTTCTTTGTTTTACGGGCTACAGACTTCGGCTGTCGGACAAACTGCTTTCCAGCCTTTGTTCCTGCCTTCTTGGCCCGGGTTGTTGCGGCGTACTCCCCGGGGGACAGCGCCTTGATAGCCTTCTCCGGGAGGTAGCGTTCCCCGGTAGCCTCCGGACCCTGAGTCGATGGCTTACCAGATTTGGTCCGCCACTTCTGCCGGGTCCAGTCCTTCAGGGATTTCTGAGACTTCTTCAGGGGCATCAGCGGTATCCCCCGCCCTTGTCCTTATACTGCTTTGCCAACATCTGGGCTTTCCGGGCAGACCACTGGCCCGGTTTACCGCCCTTACCCCCTGCCTTGATCTGCTCGAAAAGCCGCTTCCGCATTGCAGGTTTCGTGTAGTTACCCGCCTCGTTCACCCGGGACTTGGACCCGCTGGTTACCTGTTTAGGGATGTTCGATCTGCGGACAGCCATCACGCGACCAACGTATCGTTCTTGATGTAGATAATAGAGAAATTTGCCGAAATAAGATTGTTAGACCCAGACGATGATGCCCTGACCTCCAGATCAGTTTTTTCCGGAATCATCAGCGGATACTTGATGACAAAATCTGCACTGCTGCCAGAACTAATTGTTTCTTTCATCATCACACGGAATACACCGCCGAACTGACGCTGATCAATCTGGGCAACAATATACTGGTTAGCGTTGGTTGTACCGGTCGCAATATTAACATGGTCAAGATACCCAGTGTATCCTGCCGGGACAGTCCACATTGCCATCAGCGTCTGGTTTTCACCGACAGTAATACGGGCATATGTCGTCCCCCCGTTGGTGATATTCAAGTTACCCGTCGGTGCCTGTGATCCGGAGACGTATGCGCGGAAAACACGGATGAATGTCTGTGACGTCGTTGCAGTCCCCGCCCCGGCCAGAGTGACTTCGGCGCTAACCTCGTTATAATTTGCGTCAAGGCCCTGAACAACTACTTTAACACCGTTGTCATCTGCTGGTGTACCAGCGTCAGTGGTGACCGTCATGGCAACGGCAGAACTCGGATACACGTACAGCCCACCTACGTCCCAGACTGTTTCCTCGGCACCATTTACATCTGGATTGTACCCAAACTTAAAAATGCTTTTATGAAATGCAATTTGATCTCGGGCAATCTGAAGTTCCCACGGCTCGTGCGTCCCGGCCCGGGTGATAGACGACGGTGACAGACCGCCACGAAGTTTGATCTCGGAAGTCATTTGGCAGACCCCATCAGAATCTCAAGCTTAGTCTCAATTCGGGCGAGTCGGTCAGACATCTCTGCCAGTTTGACTCCTGACCCGGGAGGCAGAATCTCGGCGGATGCAAGTCGAGACTCAATTGCACCCACCCGTCCCTCAATATTAGCACCGAACCATACGCCACCTGCCAACTGGACAAGAATGATAACAACAGTAGCGATAGGAAGATTGATGCTGTCCATGGCTTTACCACTTAACCCGGTCAGCCCAGTACGCGGCTGACATCTTACCCTTGGCGATGTTCTTGGCATGACGAGCCTTGAACGATTCTCGCCGCTTTCGGTACGAGGACGACTCACCGGATTTCTTCGGCGATCCGGAGACGCCCTGCTGCCCGAAGCGGATCAGGCGGACTTTGTCGCCCTCCTTTGCAAGGACGGCATGGCTCTTCTTCGGATGGCCCGGCGTCCGCTTCGGCTTGTTATACCCGGAGAACTTCTCGCCCCGGTAATCAACCATACTGGACCGCCACGGTGGAGGCAGTCGTGGGCACCGAGACGTTCACGATGCCGTTGAACCGGACACCAAAGTCTTCGATGTAGATATGGGAGACATCAGTATTGGTCGTGTTGACGAACTTGATCTTCGTCGTGGAGACACCGTCTACAATGTCGGAGAACACAAAGGTGCCGACACCCGTTGCATGAATACCGTGGAGCCGGGTGTCTGTCAGGGTGGTGTCCGACTCAACTTTCAGGAGAGGACCACCGGTAGTCGAGACAAAAGATACGAATGCGTAATTGATGTTGGTAGCCATCAGGAAATCCTTCTCAGATAAAAGGGGGAGTCGGTTCCCCAACTCCCCCGATTATCACACGCTAGTCAGTGAGTGGCAACCTTAGCTACCACCCGCCGAACCGAAGTAACTACGCCAATCCGAGACGCCGAAGCTGTAACGCTCACGGGCCTTGTAGCGGAGGTTACCGGTGTCGAAGTCCTCCTCCATCTTCGTCTGAAGCGGCGTACGGACGAACATCTTCGCACCGTTCGGGACATCAGTCTTGATGAAGTAGGCGTTCGTGTCCGTGAAACGACGATTCACGAAGTAACCGCCCGGGACGGCACCCATCGCACGAATGGCGTTGATGTCGTTCTTGGCAAAGTTATTCGTGCCGTTCGTCGAACCCGGCGACATGAGAATCTTCTCAGCCGTGAACTGGAGGGCCGGGGGGATATGAAGGCTCGACGCCCCCGCACCGATCAGAATGCCACGGTCGTCCTTAATAAGCTGGACGTTGGTGAGAATCGTCTCAAGAGCCGCCTCGGACAGGTCGGCAGCGGCAGCAAGGTTCGACTGGACACCCGCACCCACCGTCGGATGCGAGTTCGAGAAGAACGCTACGCCGTCACCGATAGCATAGTCACCGGCCGAGAAGCCGTTGTTGAAGATGTCGGCGGCCTTGACCTGCTTGGTGTTCGCCATCGCACGGGCCAGACCACGGGCACGAACCTTCGAGAAGGTGTCGTACAGGTTGTCCTCCATGGCTTCCTCGGTGATCGAGAAAGCGAGGGCAACCGTCTCGTGGTTGTACCGGGCAGTGTACGACTCCTGAGCAGTGTCGAACTGGACCGCCGAGCCTTCAGCCTTGGTCGGGGCCGAGCCAAAGCCGGTGAAGAGGACTTCTTCCTCGAACGACCGGTCAGAGTTCTCGACCTCGAAGAGCGGAACATGCTCATCGTTCACGTCACCGTACTCAACACCGAAGACAGCGTTGAGGCCGGGGAGCAGTTCCTTAGCAATATTACTGCGATTAATAGCCATGGTTACTTACTCCCCTTACGCGTCGTGCGAGGACGTGTCAGCATCGACGTGCTGGACGATACGGATTTCAACCTTCGGATTCGCATCACCGAAGGCATTACCCGGTTCGCCGTAGCTGTCGAGGACACGGACCATCGCCGTGGTTTGTACGCGGCTAGTGGCAATGATACCGAAACCGGAGATACCGGTGACGGTC